CACCAGTGTTTTGGCTTCGCCTTAAGCAAGCGTAGCGTGCTGATGAAAGGAGTCTATGACTCATGCTTCTTCTCCCGTGGTCGGGGAAGTGCCATGTGGGGTCGACCGCGCGTCACTTCCCATTCAGGTGGAGGTCACATGGTTGACCAACCGCGGCAAGAGACGTTGGCCTCGTCTCAAGATGTAGACCGTAGCACTGCGCCCACCCGTCGATCTGGTATCGACTACCTTGGCCAGTATGGTGGTAACGCACGTGCAAAAGCTGAACTCAAGAAGTTCGGGAATCGAGTGGGCCTAGTCGTTGATCATGCCAACTTCACTCTTATGAAGGACGCTGGTTTCGACCTGGTTCCGGAGAGAGACAACAAAAGTGAATGGTCACCAGTCTCAATCCTCAAAGCACTCGCCCGGTACGGAGATCACGTTCCGGCCGCCCTTGTCGAGAGGCTCTGCCGACTCGAGAACGGCACGCGAGATGCTTGCGCGGGATGCTCAACAGGAAGTCTACGAGGTGGTACCACGCGTGCTCACTCCAAAGGAGAAGGCTCGAAGAGGAAGCCTACTCCCTCCGCCCCTGGAGGAGTCAGCCCCTCCAGTAAGCATCGACCCATCCATGCAGTTCCTCGGAGAGAGGAGTGCAAGGTATGGCGAACTGCAGTATCCGGCGGACTCAGTGGAGTATCGCGTGGGCGTTTTACCGACGGTTGGCGACCCGAAGTTTATGGGCGTGCAGTATCTGCAGTCCTACGACATGCGGGTTCAAGCGAGGGAAGGCTCACGCCTTATTCGCCAGCTGAAGTTTTGGACAATTATGTCCATCTTCAGTCTTACTCTGGCGCTCCTTACTTCTGTAGGAACGCCGATGTTCCTCGCGACCGTATCATCCGAGACGTCACCAGAATTCGTTCCGGTGAAATGGCTCTCCCTCCTTTTCTTGCTGGGCGCCGCGTTCAGCATGGGGAGCTTGTACCTAAGGGTCGTCTCGTATGGATGGCTCCCCTGGCTACGACTGTTCTGGCTACGCAGTACTCGAAACGATGTTACGAGAGCGTGGTGGGACGGCCGTGCTTCGCGTTCGGCGAAACGTACAGGGATGTGGGAGCAGCAGTAACGTCAATGCAAAGTAGACGTCGTTTCGTTTACGGAATGGACTTCTCAGCATTCGATGCTTCTGTTCCCGCACGGGTGATTGATGATGCCTTTGGCATCCTCAAAACGCACCTCCTCCTCTCTGATGAGGATCAGTTCGTAATGGACAAACTCATCAGTGACTTCATCCACTCTCGCATTGTACTACCAGATGGCTCGATGTGGCGAGTGCACCGTGGTGTGCCGTCCGGATCGGCGTTCACATCGCTGGTAGACAGTGTGGCGAACCTGATCATCCTCCAGTATATCTGGATCCGACTCACTGGACATGAGATCGACATGGACGACTACAAAGTCCTTGGGGATGACAGTGTCGTTGCATCCGATTGGTACCTCGACATGTCCGAGGTTGCCAGTGTTGCCGCAGAACTAGGGATGGTTCTCGGCATGTCAGACTCTGCACGCGCGCAGGTCGGACAGAGAGTGCCGTTCCTCGGCCACGAATGGAAGTGTGGTCGACCGAGGCGGAACCCGATAGACATTGCAAAGCGGCTGGCTTTCCCAGAGAGATTCACCCGCTTGCTTCGGGATCCTAGGTACAGCCTACTCCGCAGATATTCTATGTCTGCAGACAGTTCTGATGCCTATTACCTCTTTATTGAGGTAACCCCGTGGACTAGTCCGGACCTCGAACAACTCGTTCTGAACGAGATGTACGATATAGGGATGCCATCCCTTATTCCGGAGATGTCGGAACGTGAGCGTCTTCGTGCGCTGCCTGGACGCCATGAGTTCAGGGGAAGAGTAGAGGG